CTTCGGGCCTGAACGGCTCCATCGGTGCGGGCCTCGTTAAGACCCATGCGGCGGCTGGTGACGAACTGGACCCTGATCTGCTGTACGCACAGATCGCCTCGATCATCACCTACCAACAGGAGCAAGATATTGACACTGATATGTCGCATGTGTTCCTGCGCCCAACGCACTACGACGTGCTGTTGAACTGCGACAAGCTGATCGACCGGGACTTCTCGCGCGCGAACGGCGACTTCGCTGATGGTAAAGTCAAGACCATCAAAGGGGTGCCGATTGAAATGACTGCACGCATCCCTAATGCTGCAATCGCTGCCCACAAACTCGGCTCGGCCTACAACTGGTCGGCTACCGAGGCCAAGGTAGTGGCAATCGTTACCAACCCGATGGCACTGCTTGTCGGTGAAACGATCCCCCTGACTTCGGACGTGTGGTTCGACAAGATCAGTCGCACGTGGTTCATCGACAGCTTCATTGCTTTCGGTGCATCCCCACGTCGCCCTGACGTGTCGGGCATTGTCCGCAAGGTATAAGACCCTACTACAATTTGCCGCTCATTGCATTCGTGCTTTGGGCGGCTTTTTGCTTACGCGCGCGCCTGTAACGCAGACATGTCCGTAAGCAAAGGAGAACACCGTGATAACAGAACTTGCTACGATCAATAGGATGCTCGGTGCCGCAGGGCTTGCCCCAGTTGCCGATGCAAACAACGCACACCCTTCGTATCGTAAGGGAAAAAACAAACTACTGGAAGTTAATATCGACGTGCAAAGTACCGGGTACTGGTTTAACAGTTCCGAAGTCACCTTGCTACCAAGTATTGACGGTGCAGTATACGTCCCGCAGAATGCTGCACACATCAACACTACGTCACGACTAGACACAAAGATTGTGCAACGCGGGGCGCGTATGTATGACCAAGAGAACCGTACGTATAACATCGCCCGTAATTTGAAATGTACTCTGGTTGAGATAATCCCGTTCGATGAATTGCCTGCTGTTCCTGCAAGCTATATTGCAGCACGGGCAGTGCATGAGTTCTACCTTGATCAGGGCGGACAAGAACCAAAGCTATCTGAGTTTCGTAACATGATGCTGCGCTCAGAAGTCGAGATGAAAAAAGAGCAACTTAAGAACCACAGACCCGCGCAGCCGTCATACCATAGACGTAACAGCATTGGTTGGAACCACGACCTCGAAGGAGAATAAACCATGAGTACTGAATCGCTCGGGTTCATGCTGCAAGGCGTAAGTCAACAGCAAGCCAAAGTCCGTTCAAGCGGGCAGGTCACGGAGCAGGTAAACTTGCTTAGTGATGTCAACCGTGGTCTAACTACCCGGCCAGCTACCGAGCGATTGGGTGCCATTGATGCCATCACAGAGACGGGCAGCAAGTCCTATACCGTAGACATCGAGGGCGATCTATATCGTGTGGTGCTGGAAACGGGGGAGGTCCCGAAGGTGTACGGCTATGACGCCACTACGCCAGCAGTTACCAACCCTAATGCACAGCAGGCGTACATCTCGACCAACGCGGCAGTGTATGTTTATGACAAGACTGTGTACATCACCAACCGCGACATGCTCGTGGAGACGGTGGCTAAATCGTACACATCAGAGATTACGGAGAACTGGGGTTACATCTTCTGCCTCGGTGGTCTGTTCACTCGGAAGTATACCGTTGATGTGACAGTAGGTACCCAGAAGGTTACTGCATCGTTCACCACCCCGGACGGTACCACTGCTGGCGATGCTGCATTGACCACCACAGATAACATCGTTAAGGAACTGCATGACGCACTGGTATTAGCATTCGCTGCTGCTACTCCTGCTATCACTACCGTTACCATGACCTTGGTGGAGAACCATATCCGTCTGGTGTCTAGTGCCAACAATTTGGCCGCTGTCAGCACTCGGGATGGCGAAGCTGGTACTCTGCTATATGGGGATGTATCACGAGTTAAGACACTCGCTGATCTACCTAAGTTTGCAGCACACGGAGACTACTTGTTTGTGTATGGCGCAGCTAGCATTGCCGATGACTTCTGGATGCGGTTTGAAATCACTGGGGAAACTGTCGGTTCTGGATTTGGTAAGACAGGGGCATGGAAAGAGCACTTCAATGTAAACGATCCAAGCACCCTCGACCCAGAGACTATGCCGCACATACTAACCCGAAACATAGACGGGACGTTCACGTATGACTACCAAGAGTGGCAGCACCGCAGGGTGGGCAATGAGGAAAGCAACCCGACCCCATCTTTCGTTGGGTTTGCTATCCGTGACATCAGGGAGTTCCAAGGCAGGCTCACGTTTGCCACGTCCGGCGCTACTGTGGTTTGCTCACGTACGGACTACCCTACGGACTTCTACCGTAAGAGTGCTACAACTGTTGTGGACACCGATCCAGTGGATCAACGGGCAACGATGGAAGGTACTAAGCCATTCGATTGGTTGGTTCCTTTCGACCGGGACCTATTTGTACTAGCGGCTAACGCACAGTACGTCATCAGTGGTGCCGGTGGTTTAACTGGTGGAAACTCCGGTATCGTGCTAGCGACCAACTACGACATGTCATCCGAAGCCCGCCCACAACCAACTGGCCGCACGCTACTGTTCCCATTCAAGGGACAGCGTTACGCAGGCGTCAATGAATACTTTACCGGAAACAACTACGCATCTACCTCAGTTGATAATCTTACAAAGACAGCAAGCAAGTACATTGACGGAGAGATCAGAGAGATTATTTCATCATCCAATGATGGGGTAGCTGTGTTTCTAACAGATCGCGCATATGCGGCTGGTATTGTGTACGTGTACAAGTATCTATGGGAGTTCGATAAGAAAACCCAGAGCGCGTGGGGAACGTGGAAATTTCCCGGTAGGGTAAAGCACTGCCATGTTCAAGATGGCGTACTGTACGTGTGGTATACGGCAGTATTCGGAGAGTTTGATTTAGAAGAATATGTATGCAGGTGTAACCTAGATATTCCTGACAATTCTACTACGGGGTATGCCCTTGCACTGGATGACATATTGACTGCTGTTGTTCCCGATGCCGCGACTTTTACAATAACTTCTACGCAAGCTGCCTTGAAGTTTGCGGCTGTTGGAGTAACCACGGATTTAGCCTATAGTGAAGTCGTGCCATCATCAGTGGCGGTATCTGGCATGGGTGCCACCACTAGATACCAATACATATTCGATCTGGCAGAACGTAGTTGGCTTATTGGGGCTACACTTGTGTATGGGCAGACTATGGAGAGGTATGTAGACCCCACGCCGCCGATAGCACGGGATCGCCTAGGTAATGCCCGCAGCGATGTGCAGATTGTTGTGCGCGCATACTATATAGACTACGCTGATACTGGGCAGTTCGCAGCGCAGATGATTAGCAAGTTTAGAGGCAACAACGACATGGCAAACACTGATTGGTTCCCTATGGATGATGACCCTGAACACCCGTTCGAGGAAAGCGTTCGTACTGGAACACTACAAGTGCCTTGGGGTGAATACTCCAACTTCGCAACGCTACGGGTGTACAGTGATGACATTCGCCCAACAACCATACAGGAAATCAGGTATGAACCTGAGTACCTAAAAGCAGGAGGCTAATATGGCTACTTCGTCTAACTCCCTCATGCTCGGTGAAATGGGGCTAACGGGACTTAATGGTATTGCTAACATCCTAGTAGGCAATGCCGACCGTAGCGTTCAGAGGATCATGGACAAGTACAACAACACTATGGCGGCGCTGTCCGCAGCGCAGGCTAACAATCAAGTGACCCGCAATGAAGCCAGCCTTAGTCAGCAAGTTAAACTGGCAGAGGCGGGCGATCAGGTGGCTACCATGCAAGCAACAGAAAGCGCCAAAGTGGCTGCGGCTGCTGCTGGCGTGTCTGGCAACTCTGTGGCAGTTACACTCAACTCGTTTGCGCGAGGTAAGGCCCAGAAAGAGATGGCACGAAACCTAGAGGAAACACAAGTTCGTGGCGGTCTTAATGATCAGCGTCGAAGCATTGCGGTCCAAAAGGCATACGGAAAATCCAGCTCGATTATGCCAAGCACTAGCGCAACAAGTTTGCTAGGACTTGGAGCAAGTCTGCTCGACGTGTACAAGCAGCATCAACCATCAACCTACGATATTGGAGGCTAACATGGCAGGAGAGTTCCGCCGCGAACAAGTACAGAACCCATTGGGTAACACCAGTGATCTACGGCAAGGTGCGGGGCTGAACACTCCGGTTGCTGTCGGCGGGGTATCACGCCCCGCTGGCATCAATGTTGCCCCAACTTCTACAGACACTATGAACAAGCTTGCCGCGTGGGGCGGTGAGGCTATCCGCAAGGAAGCTTCTAAGCAATGGAATAAAGACCTGCTCGACGGCCAGATGGCTTACCAGCAGGGGCAGGCATTTGATGAAGTTGCATCCGATGGTAACAAGTGGAAGGCCGAGGGCTATCACGTCATGGAAGCACAAACGCTATCCAGCACGTTCCTTGCAGCCCAACAGAACGAAATTTCAAGCGAGGGCTACGCACTTAGCCCAGAGGAATACCGCAAGCAATATGTCGGGCGTCTTGATGCCCTGATCGACGGTAAGGACCCGCGAGTGCAGGAACTCGTGCGTAAGACTATGGTAGGGCAGATGCCCACTTTGGTTGGACAACACACGACCGCTAACTTGGCATACAGCCAGCAACGCACCGAGGAAGCACTAGTGACTTCTATCGACGTTGTATCCAAAGACCCTACCGCATCAGACGCCCTGCTGGCGATTGCCAGTGACAGCCCAGACGGCCCCGGTGCAGGGCTTGGCCCGGATGCGCGCCGTGCTGCTGTAGCCAAAGGCGTGGTCGCTGCGTTTGCCAATGATAACCCTGCTGCATACATCAAGCTAAAAGCTGCTGGTGCGTTAGACAACTTGACCCCGGAACAAAAGGCCGGTATCGAGAATGCACGTCAAGGATACCTGCAGAAACAGCGTGCAACTTGGAATGCAGAGAAGGCAGAAGCTTTCGATGGTTTCTGGACCAAGGTTGAGAACGGTGATTTCAAACAGCCGATTGAGGCAGCTACTGCGTTTGCTGACATCAACAGCAAGTTTGGTATCGAGATGTCTGCCGAGGAAGGTTACGCTGCAATGACTGCTGCCAAGCAAGGCAACCAGAATGCAGGCGCCGTAACCATGACCAATATTGATACTGCTATTACTGCTGGCGACTTCGATGCCGCAGCTATGATGGCAGCACCAGCTTTGGTTGATATGGAAAGCGGTGGGCGATACGATGCTGTTGGCCCATCGGTAAATGGCGGTGATCGGGCTATCGGTAAGTATCAGGTTATGGCAAGCAACGTACCTAGCTGGACCTTGAAGCACTACGGGGTCAAACTGACACCAGAGCAATTCAAGGACAATCCCGGCGCGCAGGATGCTGTGTTCAAGGGCGAGTTCGGTGGATACATCAAGCGGTTCGGCAACGTGCGTGATGCTGTTAGCATGTGGCATAGTGGTCGGCCTTATGAGCAAGCTGTGCGTGAAGGTGCAGCAGATGGGCACCTGTCTACCCAGAACTATGTGGACAAGGTCATGTCCGGTATGACTGGCCGCTCGTATGCCCAGACACGGCAAGACAACGCTACGGGCGCATTGAACGACGCTAAGGTTAAGTATGCTCAGATTGCCTACGAGGAAATGGCCCCTAAGCGTAATGCTTTGGATGAAGCCTATATCAATGGCACACTTCCGCCTGCTGAATGGCAACGTCAACGTGAGGCACTGTACACCGATTTCAATGTCAAGCGGACTGAGGCAGACGTTAATCAAGAACTGGCAGTAACAAACCAGATCAGTGATAATGCCAAGGCGGTTGCTAAGACTGCTGCTGATCAAGCTGCTATCGACACTGCCAGCGTGCAGGTTGCAGCAGCGGAGACTAAGATGCGTGCAGTATGGGATGACCCTAACTCCACCCTCGCACAGAAGCAGGCTGCTGCCGCTGTATTCAGCCAAGAGCGCGATGCAGCGTATACTGCCAACAACATCCCGATGAGTATGGCAGAGCGTGCGGGCAACAACAAGGCTATGCTGGATATGGTGAATACCGCCGTGCTAGCAGACCGTGTAGCCACTGAGAAAATGACTACCGTTACCCGAGCAGCTAATGCAGGGTCTCTTGGTACTGACACAACTGTGGATGCAAAGACCCGCACCAAGTGGTGGGATCAGCAAGTCAGGGCAGTGCAGCAATCAGCAGCACAGGCTCAGGCAGCTAATCCAAAGATGACTAACGATGAAGCCAACGCTATGGTGCAGCAAGGTATGCTGGATACCATGGCCAAGTCTGGGTACATCCCGGAGGACTTCAAAGCACGGTACTCCGCAACTCTGAATGGCCCCATGTTGGATAAGAATGGCGTACCAAGTCAAGAGGCAGTCAGCACCATCTCGGACTACATGGCAATGAAAACAATCAATCCTCGCGTGGCTAACATGATGCTGGATGATGCTAGTAGAGCCGTGGCAGATGCTATCTCCAATGATGCAGGTAACAATGTGGGTGGGGTATCGTTTGCTATTCAACAGCGTGAGAATGGTGGTCAGATGATCGCTGGGGCTTCCGAGCCATTCCTGTACTCACAGGAGCCTGCTGTACAATCCGCTGTACAAGATGCCACTGCAAGTTACTTTGGTGACGACAAGTGGTTTAACTTCTTTGGCTGGCGCAATCCAGATGCGTTCCGGGACTTCACTGCGGACCCATCACAACGGCGGGCATTCAAGACCGAGATTGATCGTACCGTGTTGGAGAAGTACGCACTAGGTGGCGGTAAAGGTCGTCCTGATAGCGTGGTCAAAGCAGCTATAGCAGATGTAGGTCGCAGGACTGCAATCATCGGCGGTACCCCGATGGTAGCACCTAAGGGTGTTGACATCGTGGCTGAAACCTTTGGCACGGGACTTGCTAACTTCGGTGGATCACCGGGGCGCAAGGCCGAGATGATGTCGGACCCAAGTAGTGTGGATAACGCAGTGCGCAACTGGGTTGTTGAGAATGCAGGCAAGCCGGGATCAGGTATTCCGGTTGAAGCAGCGCAAGCATGGAATGAAACTACTGTTCCCGCAGAGGGCATCTTGGATATTCCGGGAGCACTTCTGTATGCTGCACGTCAGAGCATGTCATTTACTGTGTCCGAAGAAGATCGGCGCGGCGGTATCGACATCTCGCCTATGGCCATTAACCAGCGCAACGGGGGTACATTCCTGATGGTTAGCATCCAACCAGCAGACGGCGGGTCCCCCATCATTGCCAACGTGCCGTTGGCACAGGCAGGCGCAGCTTGGATGACTAAGTTGCAAACACCATAACATAGAAGGGAAGCCAATGGCGATCACTCAACCTACACCGTTTCTTGCACAACAAGAGGCGGAAGAAACTACCGCACTGGCAGGTAACGCAGCAGGACTAGAAGCGTCTCGTATGGCTTCCCAACCGGGTTATGCCGAACGGGAGTACTCCCGAGATCAGCAACAAGGGTTTGTGGAGAACCTCAAGAGTGCAGCTAAGGGTACGGCTGCATTCAAGGCCGGTCGGTATGTGGCAGATGAACATGTAGCTATTCAGGGCTACTTGGAGAAGCAGGGGTACGGCATCGATGCCGCCCCTCTAAGCTGGATTGCAGCTATTGCAGGCATGACCTTGGACGATAAGAACTACGACAAGTCACAGCACGCAAAGGCTTTGACTGAGGGTGTGCCTGTGGAACACTGGGATAGCGTGCTGGCTTATGACAGCTTGCAGGAAGCCCAGATGGCACGGGCGCGCATCATCTCTGATACCGCTCGTGAGCAGCGGCTGATGGCCCAGAAGTCCAGTACGTCTAGCATTGCTATGGTTGCTGGCGGCTTTTTGGATGTTGACTTGCCATTGGTGCTGGTATCAGGCGGGTACTACGGAGCAGCTAAGGTTGCCCGTGCTACCTATCAGGCGGGGCGGTATCTGGGCCTGTCTGCCAAGGCAGCGCAGCGCGCGGTCAATGTCGTGGATGGCATGGCCGCAGGTGCGCAGGCGGGGGCCATAATCGCCGCCGCTGAGTACGCAACCGATGATCGGGCAGGGGTAGACACCGTGATCCGCTCTGTGCTTACTGGCGCGTCTACGGGCGGCGCTCTTGGCGTGTTTATGACACATGCAGGTAAAAAAGTCGTCAACGACCTTAAAGCCATCCAAGACAAGAATGTAGTAGAGCGGCCCATGACAGAAGTGGATACCGATCTGGATGCACGCTTGGATGAGGGCTGGCTTGATGTTGATGGCAGCTTAAGTGCAGAACAGCAACTGGCATATGAGACGCTGGAAGCACCGGGGCCGCAACCAGTTAAGTCACTGAGTGCCGCTGCCGTTCCCTACACGTCTGGCCTTAAATCACCCACAGAGAACATGCTGCCTGAACACCGCGTATTCCTGCAACGTGCATCTGACTGGATGGACCGCAGTGGTGCCCGTCAAGAATTGAAGAACTTGGGTAACACCGTATTTGGCAAACTGATGACTGGGCACTTCGCCGCCAAGGCTGGTCTATTGGGGTCCGCTATCAACGGAGCAGCGAAAATAGCCTCTCGCTTTGTCAACTCTATGGGCAATGACGTGATGGGCTTGTACCGCTCTAAATCGAACGGTGCTAACTGGTTTGCCATGAATGTGCTAGAAAGCCCAAGCACCTATGGTCGCGGGCAAGTCAGTGCATCTGCTGCTGCCCTCGATGCTACAGCAGAGCGTCGCCTAGCTTCTCATACCCTGCGTTTGCCAATGGTTGCGTGGGACTGG